TCAGGTTGCGGGACCGCCCGGCCCTCGCCGGAGGTGCAGCTTACCGTGAGTGGCTGTCCCAGAGTGACGCAGTGCCGCCTGGAAAGGTCAGCGCCGCGCAGTAACGGCGATCTGAATGCGGTGCTGGATGAAACCGAGGCCGCCTGGGCGGTCTGTGCTGACAAAGTGGACACAATTATTGCGTGTCAGGAGCGAGACAGTGAACAAACCGCAGTCCTTACGCAGCGCCCTGAATAAAGCGGTTGCCTATGTCCGGGACAACCCGGACAAGCTGCACCTTTTCGTTGATAACGGATCACTGGTGGCAACAGGAGCCAGTTCCATGTCATGGGAATACCGCTACACCCTGAACGTGGTGATCGAGGATTTCAGCGGCGACCAGAATCTGCTGATGGCCCCAGTCCTGCTGTGGCTCAGTACCAGCCAGCCGGACGCCATCAACAACCCGGATCTGCGCGAAAAACTGTTCACCTTTGAAGTGGATATTCTGCGAAACGATGTGTGCGATATCAGCATGAACCTGCAACTGACTGAGCGTGTGCTGGTCAGCACTGACGGCAGCGTGTCAAGCGTTGAAGCGGTGCCGGAGCCGGACGAACCCGAAGAAATGTGGACGGTGAAACGTGGATGAGCTGCAGAAGGTTGATGACTGGCTGACGGCGCTGCTGGCGAATCTGGAGCCTGCCGCACGCAACCGTATGATGCGGCAACTGGCGCAACAGTTGCGCCGGACGCAGCAGCAGAACATCAGGCTGCAGCGTAATCCTGACGGCATCGGCTATGAGCCGCGCAGGGTGACAGCCCGCAGCAAGAAGGGACGTATCAAACGCCAGATGTTTGCAAAGCTTCGCACCACAAAATACCTGAAAACCGCCGCCAGTGCGGACTCCGCCAGCGTGCAGTTTGATGGCAAGGTGCAGCGCATTGCCCGTGTTCACCATTACGGCCTGCGTGATCGCGTCAGCCGAAAAGGCCCGGAGGTCCGCTACGCAGAGCGCCGCCTTTTGGGCGTGAATGATGAGGTGGAAACCATCACCCGTGACACTCTGCTGCGCTGGCTGGCGGGGTGATCTTTGTGCCACTGCTGGCACAAGCGCCCGCGCTGCCTCCCTTTTCCCTCTGATGGCAACCTTTCGTTATGAATGCACAACTGACCGAAATCATGCGCCTTATCACCAACCTGATCCGCACCGGCACCGTGACCGAAGTGGACCGGGAAAACTGGCTGTGCCGGGTGAAAGTGGGCGAGCTTGAAACTAACTGGATTAACTGGCTGACGCTGCGTGCCGGTGGTGCCCGTACATGGTGGTGCCCGTCGCCGGATGAGCAGGTGGTGGTGCTGAGCATGGGCGGCAATCTGGAAACCGCTTTTGTGCTGCCCGCCATCTACTCCAATCAGTTTGCGCCGCCGTCGGATTCTGTGGACGGCTGCGTGACGGAGTACCCGGACGGGGGCTGGTTTGAGTACGAACCCGCCACCGGGAGGTGGCATGTCCGGGGTATCAAATCCATGGTGATCGAGGCGGCGGACAATATCACCCTAAAAACCGGTGAGTTTGTGGTGGAGGCTGACACAACACGCATTAATAGCGAGGTGGTGATCAACGGCGGCGTCACCCAGGGCGGCGGCGCAATGAGTTCTAACGGGGTCGTGATGGATAAACACGGTCACACTGGCGTTAAGTCAGGCGGGGATACATCGGGAGGTCCGGTATGACGTTGTATATCGGTATGAGCAGGAATGACGGGCAGGTCATTGCAGATACCGACCATCTGCGCCAGTCGGTGCGGGATATTCTGCTGACGCCGCAGGGCAGTCGTCTTGCTCGCCGGGAATATGGCTCCCTACTGTCAGCCCTGATTGACCAGCCGCAGAACCCGGCACTGCGCCTGCAGATTATGTCTGCAGTCTATGTGGCGCTGAACCGCTGGGAGCCGCGCCTTACGCTGGACTCCATCACCATCAACGGCAATTTTGACGGCTCTATGGTGGTTGAGCTTACCGGGCAGCGCAACAACGGCGCGCCGGTTTCACTTTCGGTAACTACAGGAGCAGACAATGGCAGTGATTGACCTTTCCCGGCTGCCCGCGCCGCAGATAGTGGACGTGCCGGATTTTGAGACGCTGCTGGCTGAGCGCAAGGCCGCTTTTGTGGCTCTTTATCCTGTGGATGAACAGGACGCGGTGCGGCGCACGCTGGCGCTGGAATCTGAACCCGTCACCAAGCTGCTGCAGGAAAGCACATACCGCGAAATCCTGCTGCGCCAGCGTATTAACGAGGCTGCGCAGGCGGTGATGGTGGCCTATTCGATGGGAAATGATCTTGAGCAGCTGGCAGCCAACTGCAACGTGAAACGCCTGACTGTAGTGCCTGCTGATAATGATGCAGTACCGCCGGTCGCCGCAGTGATGGAAGATGATGAGGCGCTACGCCAGCGCATCCCTGCTGCGTTTGAGGGGTTGTCGGTTGCTGGCCCGACGGGAGCCTATGAATTTCACGCCAGAAGTGCGGACGGACGTGTGGCAGATGCCAGCGCAACCAGTCCGGCCCCTGCAGAGGTGGTACTTACCGTGCTGAGCCGGGAGGGTGACGGTACAGCAGTAAAAGACCTGCTGGATGTGGTTGAAAAAGCCCTGAACAGTGAGAGTGTACGCCCGGTGGCTGACCGTCTGACGGTTCGTAGTGCGGAGATCATCCCGTACCGGGTGGAGGCTACCATTTTTCTTTATCCGGGGCCGGAAGCGGAGCCTGTTATGGTGGCGGCAAAAGCCAGCCTGCAGAGGTACATCGCCAGTCAGACGCGGCTGGGACGTGATATCCGCCGCAGCGCCATTTATGCCGCGTTGCACGTGGAGGGCGTCCAGCGTGTGGAGCTGACGTCCCCTCTGGAGGATGTGGTGCTGGATAAGACACAGGCGGCATCCTGTACCGAATGGAGCGTTACCAACGGGGGCACGGATGAATAGTCTGTTGCCGCCGGGTTCGTCGCCGCTTGAGCGCCGACTGGCGCAGACCTGCAGCGGGATTTCCGATCTGCAGATATCGCTGCGTGATTTGTGGAACCCGGCAACCTGCCCGATCAGATTCCTGCCTTATCTGGCCTGGGCGTTTTCCGTTGACCGCTGGGATGAAAGCTGGACAGAAAATGTCAAACGCCGTGTGGTGCAGGATGCTTTCTATATCCATCAGCATAAAGGAACAACCAGCGCCGTGCGGCGTGTGGTTGAGCCGTTCGGCTTCCTGATCCGCATCATTGAGTGGTGGCAGACCGGCGAAACGCCGGGGACGTTCCGTCTGGATATTGGCGTACAGGATCATGGTATCACCGAAGACACCTATCTGGAGCTTGAGCGCCTGATAAGCGATGCCAAACCATGCAGCCGCCACATGACAGGTATGTCCATTAATATGCAGACCAGCGGCCCTTACTGGGTTGGCGCAGCCAGCTACCTTGGCGAAGAAATCACGGTGTATCCGTATATCAACGAAACCATCATTTCCGGCGGTACCGCACATGAAGGCGGGGCAGTCCATGTTATTGACACAATGAGAGTGAATCCATGAGCGCAAAATTTTATACCCTGCTGACGGAGATCGGCGCGGCGAAACTGGCAAGCGCCACCGCGCTCGGTATCCCGCTGAAAATTACCCATATGGCGGTGGGCGACGGTGGCGGTGTGCTGCCCACACCCAGCGCACAACAGACCGCGTTAGTTGCTGAGAGGCGCCGCGCAGCGCTGAATATGTTGTATATCGACCCGCAGAACAACAGCCAGATTATTGCTGAGCAGGTAATCCCGGAAACTGAGGGCGGGTGGTGGATTCGTGAAGTTGGCCTGTTTGATGAAACCGGTGCGCTGATCGCTGTGGGTAACTGCCCTGAGAGCTACAAGCCGCAGCTGACAGAAGGGAGCGGACGTACGCAGACCGTGCGCATGGTACTGATTACCAGCAGCACCGATAACATCACCCTGAAAATTGACCCTGCAGTAGTGCTGGCAACCCGTAAATATGTAGATGATAAGGCGCTGGAGCTGAAGGTATATGTAGACGACCTGATGGCAAAGCATCTTGCTGCGCCGGACCCGCATTCACAGTATGCGCAGAAGGACAGCCCGACACTCACAGGGATTCCAAAGGTACCGACGCCAGCGGCGGGTAACAGCACTAAACAGATTGCGAACACGGAATTTGTGGCATCGTCTATTGCGGCAATGGTGGATTCTGCGCCTGCAGCACTGGATACGCTGAACGAGCTGGCAGCGGCTCTGGGGAATGACCCGAATTTTGCCACAACGATGTTAAACGCTCTTGGTGGAAAGCAGCCGCTGGACAATACGCTGACGAATTTAAGCGGAAAAGATGTCGCCGGCCTTCTCGCATACTTCGGTTTAGGAGAAACGATAAATCGTGCCGCCGATGCGCTACAAAAATCACAGAACGGTGCAGACATTCCTGACAAGCCGCGGTTTGTACAAAATATCGGTTTAAAAGAAACCCTGAACCCGACAAAACGCGTGAGTATAGGCAATATCGGAACCGGCGTTTTTGACGGCAGCACACCGTGTATAAATATCGGTGACAGTGACAGTGGATTTATCGGCAGCGCGGATGGCGTACTGGATATTTACTGTAACGGTGCCAAAGTGGGTTATATCAATGGTAACGGATTACACATGCTCACTGATATTCATTTCGATAATGCGAGCATGACCACTAATGGTGACATTTTTAGTTCAGTGTGGGGGATAACTGGCTGAGTATCTGGATTACTAATCAGCTAAATACCCGTGGAACGATTGACTGGATCAATAGTGAACTGGCAATTCGTGACAACAACATCAACACCCGCGCCACCATTGATTATGTTAACCAGACTTTCGCCCGTAAAAATACCGGCAGCATTCAGGACTGGGGCTGGATTCTGGACGACAGCACCGGATTTATAATGCAGTGGGGAACACTTGGTAACTCAAACGGAACCTACAATTTCCCGCGCGCTTTCCCTGTTGGTTGCTTTGCCGTTTTTGTAACCAATACCAACGCTCAGGGCACCCAGGTGGATAACGCATTCGGATACCCGGTGAGCAACAGTCAGTTTTTTGCCGCCACCAAGTCATCAGGAATGGCCAATCTGGTCAATAATTTTCCTGTAGCCTGGTTTGCGATTGGGAGATAAATATCAATGAGCGAATATTATTACAGCTTTAAAGAAAAAGGTTTTTTCTGGCAACCGGATACCGAATCCGATAATTACCCTGACGATTTAATTCCCCTGACAGATGAGTATTATCGCGAGCTGATGCAGGGCCAGGTGGACGGAAAATATATCGAGCACAGGAAAGGAGGCCCGGTACTGGTTGAGCATCGCGAATATACGCCTGAAGAGCTGGTTGCACAGGCTGAAGCCAGAAAAGCGGAACTTCTTGCTGAGGCAGAGTCAGTTATTGCGCCACTGGCGCGGGCGGTAAAACTGAAAATTGCCACAGATGAAGAGATTAAACGGCTGGAAGCATGGGAACTTTATAGCGTAATGGTAAACCGGGTGGATACAGCTAACCCAGACTGGCCGGAGAAACCAGCTCAGATATAAAAATATAGATATGTAGTAGAGACTGCTGCTATATGTTATATAGCAGCAATGGCTATTTTTTTTGATGGTTGAGTGTATAATTTTAGCACTGGTAAATGACGGTTTAGCTCCGGAGTTAGTTCCTGGGGAAAATTATGGATACTATTGGTTCATATTAATCAGGAAGAGGCTCCGCATATTTTTTGGTTTTTCTGTGTTCAGGGAGTGTATTGTATATATTTATTAGCAATGTTTTCTAGTATCAGTTGGAATTGCTGTGGAGTCGGCATAGCACACTCATTAAACAGTGGTGCAACTTCTGTCATAATGATCTTCTCCGCATAGATTTTAAAGGATGCCTGCTGATGTTGATTGATAAACATACGTGGATACTTACTGTTTGCTGATGAAATCAACGGAGTTATAAAAGGATTGGCCCCTGCGCCGCTTGGCGTAAAAACGTCATTTTTGGTTGTTCCGGGCAGACCTGCATTTTTCGCTGCTTCGCCAATTTCCTGAAGAAAAGGCGCTATGTTGATCCCTTTGCTGATGAGCAAATTACAACACTGATCTTTATTCTTGCTGTAAACTGCCGATAGTATAGCTTCACGGGTCTGGCTGGCGTATGCGGGGTCTTTACTCGCACTACCTCTAATATCTATATCATTGAGCGTTTGAAGCATAAAATCTTTAACGACTTTATTTGTCAACACTGCCCGGCCCTCAGATGCGCTTCCTCGGTGAAAGTGTGTTGCAGAAGACTCAGTGTTCTTATGCGAAATAAAACGTTCCGATAATTTTGACCTTAATTCGATGAAGTGATTTTTTACTGCGAGAATACTTTTTGCTAAAGAATTTTTCTCGGTTGATTTTTCTTTTAGTAGTGTGGTTTCCTGTTTTGGATTCTAAAATTCTGGGGAGATAAAGTTATTTTTGTCACGGTAATGATCCTTTTATATGTACATAACTCATTTATATATAGATAGCAGGAATACTTTTATTTTTTATAGCAAATGCTATGTCCATCTGATTGATGAATTAGAAAAATTCGGCTGATTCAATTAATGCTACAAATAGTACTATTTTTATTTTCCAGAAACTTTCAAAAAAAGTCCTTTTCGCTCAGGAGGAGCCTTGCCGTTCTGGCATTGAAATGGAGTGTGAGCTGATCGTTGAGCGTACCAGCGCCGGGTTGGAAGTGGTGCGTTCAAAAGGTCGTATTGGTGGCAGGCGTCCAAAGCTCACCCCGGAACAATGGGAGCAGGCCGGACGGTTGCTTGCCGCCGGTGAAACTCGTCATCGTGTTGGATTGCTTTTTGATGTTAGCATTTCCACTCTTTACAAGAAATTCCCTGTAAATCAGTCGCGTTGAAAGTGGCGATATTGTACCAGCACTGACACATCGTGAAATACGTGCGCCGCACGCCTGGCAACCAGAACATAAGGTATCCCTGTCAACCGGAGAGACTGCCTTATGGCTCAGGATTACCACCACGGGGTGCGCGTTGTTGAAATCAACGAGGGCACCCGACCTATTACCACGGTGAGCACTGCCATCGTGGGCATGGTCTGCACCGGCGATGATGCTGATGCGTCCGTGTTCCCCATCAATAAGCCTGTCCTGCTGACTGATGTGCTCACCGCCAGCGGTAAAGCGGGGGAGTCCGGCACGCTGGCCCGCTCGCTGGACGCGATTGCAGATCAGGCAAAACCCGTGACTGTCGTTGTGCGTGTGGCGCAGGGCGAAACCGAAGCGGAAACCACCTCCAATATTATCGGCGGCGTAACTTCCGACGGTAAGAAAACGGGCATGAAAGCGCTACTGTCGGCGCAGTCGCAGCTCGGTGTCAAGCCGCGCATTCTTGGGGTGCCGGGACATGACACTCAGGCCGTTGCTACTGAACTGCTGGGCGTGGCGCAAAGCTTGCGCGGGTTTGCCTACCTTGCTGCTAATGGCTGCAAAACGGTGGAGGAAGCTATTGCCTATCGCGAGAATTTCAGTCAGCGCGAGGGAATGCTGATCTGGCCTGACTTCATCAACTTTGACACCGTGCTGAAAGCAGACGCGACGGCTTACGCCTCCGCCCGTGCGCTCGGCCTGCGTGCCAAAATCGACGAGCAGATCGGCTGGCATAAAACCCTGTCCAATGTGGGTGTGAACGGTGTCACCGGCATTTCCGCTGATGTGTTCTGGGATCTGCAGGACCCGGCAACCGATGCGGGACTGCTGAACAAAAATGACGTCACCACATTGATCCGCAAAGACGGCTTCCGCTTCTGGGGGTCCCGTTGTCTCAGTGACGATCCGCTGTTTGCCTTTGAGAACTACACCCGCACGGCGCAGGTGCTGGCTGACACTATGGCGGAGGCGCACATGTGGGCGGTGGATGGCGTGCTTAATCCGTCGCTGGCCCGCGACATTATTGAAGGACTACGCGCCAAGATGCGCAGTCTGGTCAACCAGGGATACCTGATTGGTGGTGACTGCTGGCTGGATGAGTCTGTTAACGATAAAGACACCCTTAAAGCCGGGAAACTGACCATCGATTATGACTACACGCCGGTGCCTCCGCTTGAAAACCTGATGCTGCGCCAGCGCATCACCGATCGTTACCTGGTCGATTTTGCCAGCCGTGTCGCTGCATAAGGGGGAATCATGGCTTTACCACGCAAGTTAAAACACCTGAACCTGTTCAACGACGGGAACAACTGGCAGGGGATCGTTGAGTCCCTGACCCTGCCGAAATTCACCCGCAAGTTTGAGAAGTATCGCGGCGGCGGTATGCCGGGCGCGGTGGACGTAGACATGGGGCTGGATGACGGCGCACTGGACACGGAATTTTCAATCGGCGGCACCGAACTGCTGTTATTCAAGCAGATGGGCAAGGCAACCGTTGACGGCATCCAGTTGCGTTTCACCGGTTCCATTCAGCGTGACGATACCGGCGAAGTGCAGGCCGTTGAGCTGGTTGTGCGCGGGCGTCATAAAGAGGTGGATTCCGGCGAGTGGAAAACCGGCGAGAGCAGCAGCACCAAAGTCAGCAGTACCAACAGCTACGCGAAGCTGACCATTAATGGTGAGGTGCTCTATGAGGTCGATCTGGTCAACATGGTAGAAATCGTTGGCGGCGTGGACCTGATGGAAGAACACCGTAATGCCCTCGGCCTCTGATTAACCTTAACGGCGCGGGCAGCCGCGCCAGTATTTCATTAACAGGAAACGAACATGAGCGACAAGCTGACTGAAAAGACCGTAAAACTGGATACCCCCATCATGCGCGGTAAAACTGAAATTACCGAAATTGTGCTGCGCAAGCCTCAGTCCGGCGCGCTGCGTGGCACCCGTCTGCAGGCCATTATGGATATGGACGTGGGCGCGATGATGACTGTGATCCCGCGAATCTCTTCCCCGACGCTGACCGCGCAGGAAATGGCAGAGCTGGACCCCGCCGATCTGACAGCAATGGCTGTAGAGGTGGTGACTTTTTTGTTGCCGAAGTCGGTGCTTGCCGATTTGCCGACAACCTGACGGTTGATGATCTGGTGGCAGACATTGCCACCATCTTTCACTGGTCGCCGTCCATCACTGACGTTATGCCGCTGACTGATGTGCTGGAGTGGCGGCATAAGGCAATTCAGAGAAGCGGGGCCAGCGATGAGTGATAATAACCTGCGACTGCAGGTAGTTCTGGGGGCGGTGGATAAGTTAACCCGCCCATTTAAAAATGCACAGGCTGGCTCTAAGGAGCTGGCATCAGCTATTAGACAAACCCGCGATCAGATTAAAAAGCTGAGTGATGCTGGAGGTCAGCTTAAATCTTTCGATCAGCTAACTCAAAGTGTTAGCCGTACTGGTGCCGAACTGGATCAGGCGAGGCTACGCGCTCAAATGATGACGCGCGAAATGTCTTCTTTGGAATCCCCGACAAAAAAACAAACGCAGGCGCTTGAAGCTCAGTGGCGTGCTGTTTCACGTCTTGAACAAAAACAGCAACAGGAAACTCGCCAGATGGCGGCAGCCAGAGCTGAGCTTTATCGGCTGGGGTTATCTGCTGGGGGCGGAGCGCGTGAGACGGCACGGATTGCACGAGAAACTGAGCGGTATAACCGACAGTTGGCTGAGCAGGAGCGCAGGCTGCGTGAAGTTGGCGAGCGTCAGCGAAAGCTCAACGCCATCAAAGCCAAGGCTGAAAAGACCCGCGAGTTAAGGAACTCTCTGGCAGGTAATGGTGCAGGGGCGATGGCGGCTGGGGTAACTACTGGCATGACGTTGCTGGCTCCAGTAAAAGCCTATTCAGAATCAGAAAATGCAGCGAATCAACTCGCCGGTTCCATGATGGGGCCGGGCGGAAAGGTAGCGCCTGAATTTGAAAAAATTAACCGGCTTGCAGTTGCTTTGGGTGATAAGCTGCCGGGAACAACAGCCGACTTTCAGAACATGATGACTATGCTACGCCGTCAGGGTATGTCGGCGCAGGTCATCCCGGGAGGCTTGGGAGAGTCAGCAGCTTATCTTGGCGTGCAGTTACAGATGGCTCCCACTGCAGCAGCTGAGTTTGCGGCTAAGTTACAAGATGCTACTCAGACCTCCGAAAAAGACATGATGAATCTGATGGACGTGATCCAGAAAGGATTCTACGCGGGGTAGATTCAGGAAATATGCTGCAGGGTTTCTCAAAAATCAGCAGCGCGATGAATATCATCAATAAGAAGGGGTTGGAAGCGGTCAAAACTTTCGCGCCTTTGTTGGTTATGGCTGATCAGGGGAGTATGGCTGGTGAGTCTGCCGGTAATGCATACCGAAAGATTTTTCAGGCCGCTCTGGATGCTGACAATATTAAGGCGGTTAACGATGACCTGAAAGAAAAGGGCGCGGGTATTAAATTCAACTTCTCTGACGGGAAGGGTGGGTTTGGTGGTCTGGAAAATATGTATGCCCAGCTGGAGAAACTTAAAAAATTAAATCCAGAAACCCAAATGGCAACCATGAAAGATTTGTTTGGCAATGATGCGGAAACGCTACAAGCGCTGAACATTATGCTATCTAAAGGGATTGAAGGATATAGAGAAACTGCAGCAAAGCTTGAAAATCAGGCATCGCTTAGGGAGCGTGTTGATGCATCGCTGAACACCCTGGGGAATAAATGGGAGGCTGCTACCGGGACATTCACTAATGCGATGGCGAGTATTGGTGAAACCGTAGCACCTGCATTAAAGAACCTCGCCGATTGGCTGGGGGAGTTAGCCTCTCGTTTGGACGGTTTTGTTAAACGCCATCCCTCGCTTACGTCTGCCTTATTCAAGATGGCTGCAGGATTTGCCGTTGCTGCAACGGCTGTAGGGGCTATCTCTTTGGCGCTGGCATCAATCCTTGGTTCGATGGCAATCATCAGAGTGAGCGCGGGCATGTTGGGCCTGAAGTTTGCGTCGGTGGGTGGCTTGGTTCGTGCTGCGCTGGGAGGGCTCGGGAAATCAGTTTTATGGCTGGGCCGATTGATGTTTGCAAACCCTATACTGGCTGTCATAGGGCTGATCGCCGCTGGTGCTATTTATATCTGGCAGAACTGGGACACGCTTGGGCCAAAGTTCAAGGCCATGTGGGATGCCGTATGTAATGCCACAGGTACGGCATGGGATTGGATTAAAGAAAAGGCCAGCGCCGCGTGGGAGGGGATTAAGTCACTGTTCTTTAATTATACCTTGCCGGGATTAATAGCTAAAAATTGGGATGCAATAAAATCTGGCGTTTCTGAGGCGTGGGCCAATATCAGACAATCTATCAGTGATAAATGGAATGCGATCCTGGCTGATGTTTCCGCGCTTCCTGCGAAGTTTCAGGACACGGGCAGCGCCATTATTGACAGCATTCTCGATGGAATTAATGCCAAATGGGAGACACTCAAAAGCAAGCTTTCCTCAGTCACCGATTATCTGCCTGACTGGATGACTGAAAATAATAAAACACAAGACAAAGCACAGGTGCAGGTGGTTGGTGGCGCAGCGGCTGCTGCTGTTCCGTTTGCCGGGATGTATGACAGCGGTGGGATTATTCCGCGCGGTCAGTTCGGTATTGTTGGGGAGAACGGCCCTGAAATTGTGAACGGCCCCGCAAAAGTGACCAGTAGGCGGCGCACTGCCGCGTTGGCTTCCATCGTTGCAGGTGTCATGGGCGTAGCGGCAGCGCCTGCAGAGGCTGCTCCACTACATCCTTACAGTCTGCCTACTGCGGCATATAAACAAAGCCAGCCTGCGAAATCTGCCAGCGCGCCGCCAGTGATGCACTTTGAAACTCACGCGCCGATCACTATCTATGCTCAGCCAAGGCAGAGTGCGCAGGATATTGCCCGTGAAGTTGCCCGACAGCTTGACGAACGCGAGCGCAAGACCAGGGCTAAAGCACGCAGTAATTTCAGTGATCAAGGGGGATATGAATAATGATGATGGTACTGGGGTTATATGTAGAGGTTTATTCATATCTGTAGTCCTTTAATCGATAAATGCTTGCCGCCATTTTGTCGCCACTACCAAAGAAAAAGGGGCTACGTTTTCACGTAACCCATTGTTTTATTTGGTGGAGCTGGCGGGAGTTGAACCCGCGTCCGAAATTCCTGCATACCCTGTCCTCTATCCTGAAGAGCTGCAGATATTCGGTGTAGTGATCGCATTCGTACACAAAACCCGGAGTAAAGACTGATGTTCGCCCTGGCTGACGTCAACAGCTTCTACGCGAGCTGTGAAAAAGTATTTCGTCCCGATTTACGTAATACACCTGTTGTGGTGCTCAGTAACAACGATGGATGTGTTATCGCGCGTTCAAAAGAAGCGAAGCAACTGGGCATTAAAATGGGGGTTCCGTGGTTTCAACTGAAAACAACCGAATTTCCTGTACCTGTCGTTGCGTTCTCGAGTAACTACGAACTCTACGCGTCGATGTCGAACCGTGTTATGGCGCATCTCGAAGAACTGGCACCTCGCGTTGAGCAGTATTCTATCGACGAAATGTTTCTTGATGTGCGCAATATTGACAGTTGTATCGATTTTGAAGACTTCGGCCGGCAGTTGCGCGAGCATGTACATTCAGGAACCGGACTGACCATCGGAGTTGGGATGGGACCGACCAAGACACTGGCAAAAAGCGCACAATGGGCGTCTAAGGAATGGCGGCAGTTTGAGGGCGTGCTTGCTCTGACTTCAGGCAATCCAAAGCGAACGGAGAAACTATTGTCACTGCAGCCAGTAGACGAAATCTGGGGGGTTGGTCGCCGGATCTCGAAGAAACTGCACACAATGGGGATAACAACTGCACTGCAGCTGGCGCGCGCGAACCCAACATTTATCAGGAAAAATTTCAGTGTTGTTCTCGAGAGAACTGTCCGTGAACTGAACGGGGAAAGCTGTATTTCACTGGAGGAGGCTCCGCCACCCAAGCAGCAGATTGTCTGCAGCCGATCCTTTGGGGAGCGCGTCACAACATATGAAGCCATGCGCCAGGCAGTCTGTCAGTATGCTGAGCGTGCAGCTGAAAAGCTGCGCGGCGAGCGGCAATTCTGCAGACATGTTGCTGTATTTGTGAAGACGTCACCGTTCGCTGTGAACGAACCGTATTACGGGAATGTGGCCAGTGAGAAACTGACGACTCCCACGCAGGATACCAGGGACATCATAGCCGCAGCGGTGAAAGCACTGGATCGGATCTGGGTGAAAGGGCATAGATATGCAAAAGCGGGTTGCATGCTCAATGATTTCACACCAACCGGGATTTCTCAGTTAAATCTTTTTGATGAAGTGCAGCCGCACGAACGAAGTGAGCAGTTGATGAAAGTTCTCGACAGTATCAACCATTCAGGTATGGGAAAAGTGTGGTTTGCCGGAAGAGGGATAGCCCCTGAGTGGCAGATGAAAAGAGAGCTACTCTCTCCAGCTTATACCACTCGCTGGGCTGAATTACCTGTTGCACGATTGCGCTGAATCAGCTCATTGAGACTCAGTGAAAAAGGCTGAATTTCATGGTTGAAAATCAATACATTGCCATCTGAAGAACTGCTATCGTAGTGCCAATAACCATTCTTTTAATGTGCATGTTAACAAAAGAGGTTTAAATGAGAATAAACGTACTATTACTAACCAGTCTGTTAGTAGCTGGACCGGCACTGGCAGGAGAAGCTCACGTTTGTAAATCACAGACGGTAGCGAACTCTGCAGCGAATGCCGAGTTGACGGATAACACGGTATTTAAATGCGGCGAAAGCATTTCCGGAACTATCCCGTCACTTGCCCGGGAGGGATGGAAAATTGTGCAACAGACAGATCAGGCAGATGTCACCGATCCATCAAAAACATACGCACAATTGATCATCCAGAAGGATTAATGCTGTCGTTGATAATTCATCACACTTTCGTGCACGCTCCCTGACGGGAATACCCCCGTCAGGGTAAGATTTTACGCGGGTCCGGAGACCCGCTCAGTTTTAACACTCGATCTTAAATTCTTCGTTGCTGGCCGTGATATACAGCGGTTTCCTCTCGTTCAGAATGCGGTTAATCATGCTTTTCGTCAGATTTATCGTCTCACCAAAATCATCACCCCCTACTTCTGCCCGGGCGGTATCCCACCAGGCCTCATCCTTTTCTGGATGGCATCCCTTCGCATAAGCCACTTTTCGGCCACGCGGAGTGAGCTCACCGGTTTCAGACATAATATAAACGCCATGATCCTTGACCAGTACCACGCCACAGTGGTTTTTACGTGCCTCAAGCAGTACCGGTTTTAAGTCTTTTGCACTGAATTTCAGCATGATGTTTCTCCTGTAAAAAAAGGGGAGAAACATCCCCACCGGGAGAGTTTCTCCCCGGTGGGTTTACCGTTGATTTATGCAGCCAGTCGTGGCTGCTGTGGTACCGGTTGATCAATCACCGGCTGCTCAAACTGCTCACGTACCCAGCTGATGGCCTGGCTCATCGCCTCACCATAATCGCTGCTGGTCATCCTGTTGATGTTATCCACCTCACTGTCCCAGGTGAACGACTCCAGCAAAATGCCGTTTTTATAGTAAACATTCACCACAAAGCAGACTGGAGTAAAAAGCCCGTCCGCGACTTTGTCGACCCAGGACACGATGTATTCCGGATTGAACTCCAGAATGTCTATCTCATCGATATCCTGCGGCCCCACAAATAAACGCAGTGAACCGTACTCCCCGCGGAATTCGCGCAGCTGCCTGGGCTCTGTCGTGCAGTTCGCCACAAAGCATTTCAGTTTCTGATAGCAATGCTGAGTAATGTCCTGCAACTGCTGCGCCAGCCAGCTCTCAAAACGGTGCCAGTATCGTACCGTTTTGCTGAATATCACCTGTGGAATACGCCGGTGTGCCGGTAAATCCTGCTGGCCGGTCACCCGCAGGTACGTTTCTTCGTCCGCCTCCGTCAGCGCCGCAGGGTTTCCCTTCAGCAGCAGGTCGCACTGACCACTGCTGTGAGGGTGAACCCGGGGAAGCCAGTCAGGTTGTTCTGCCTCCTTCGACAGCATATCCAGTCCGGCTATCCACAGCGTCAGTACCTGCCGGCAGCGCGCCAGCGTGGTTTCATCACTGTCCAGACCGGACAGCATGACATCCATCACCGCCATCAGTTTTTCCCGGTCAAACTGTATCCGGGTATTCACGTAGTCGGAACGGCTGCCGCGAAGCTGCCAGGTAATATCCTCTTCGGTTACGTCCAGACACAGCCGCTCTGAGAAATGCTGGCTGATATATTCGTCAATAATGCTCACGGGAAAATCCTCTCTGGTTTATTAAAGGGATTTTCCCCCTCAGGGGAAAATCCCCTGAGGGTATAGTGGTTAATCAGGCGGCCAGTTTCAGTGCCGGCCGGGTTAAAGGTATCTCAACCAGCGACGTCCGTTCCTGGCGTAGCCAGTCCAGGGCCTCGCTGACAACATTCTGCCAGTCGCTGACATGGGGATGTTCCACATCAATCACGTCGGCGTCTCGCCTGAAGACGTTCAGCTCCGAATCGTTGCGGTATATTACCCGCACTTCAAAGCGAACCGGCGTCAGATTACCGGCCATAATTTCCTCCAGATAATCTTCCAGCGATGCGTCGTCATACGCGTAGAGATACTGACATTCATCAATATCCCGTCCGGACATATGCAGCTCAATACGTCCGAAAGCCAGGTTAAAGCACCGTATTTTCCTGGGCTCCACGTGCAGCCGGCGATAAAGACGCCCGAGTTGCACCAGACAACGATCTTCCACCTGATAAAGTTCACGGGCTATCCACGCCATAAAACGCGTCCAGTAAGGCATCGTCGCTGCAAGCTGTTCCCGGGGGAACTGCTCTCCGGACATCAGGTGACACTGGGCGGTCAGGCGTAAGAATGCATCATCCGGCAGCGCCAGCAGTGCCTGTGGGTCCCCCGGCAGCAGACGATCAACTCGTCCACTGCACTCCGTAATCGTCCGGGGCAGTATCGACATATCCTCAGACACTGTTGCCAGCGCGTCGAGACCACGAATCCATAGTGTCAGAATACGCTCTGCCTGACGGCATCTTTCCCGGAGCTCCGGATTAAGCGCCACGTCATCCAGCATAAACTGCATCACGGACAATAACCGGTCACGGTTCAGTACCATATCGGTATTGACGTAATCCGACTCCCGATCGTCCACCTGGTAAAAAACCTCCTCAGCGTTCACACTGAGGCCCAGTGCTTTACTGAGCTGCCGTTGAATATAGAAACTGGCCAGCATAAGTGACTCCTGTTCAGAACAGGAATTCTCCCCACAGGGAGAACCCTGTCGGGATGAAGATAAATACGCAACTAGGCCGCTTTACGCGTCCGATCTGCCTGCCACCGGTGATGCCAACGACCCAGTACAAACATTGGTGTTGCCATCTCCCGTTTAATCTCCACGGTCAGGCTGTTGCCGGTAGCCACAATGGCCGGAATACCCATCAGGGATAGCTGGATGTAACACATCATCGAGGCCACCGGGTCAATATCGACACAGTACGCTACCATCTGTTTCTGCGGATTAAATCCCGCCTCCAGCATGGCTTCTGCCAGCGCAACGACCATACTTCCGGCACCACTGGCAGGATCGCTGACAGTAATAAAGTCTCGTTCCCCGCTGGAAAGTTCAGGTATACGGTCACTGAGTGTCATTCGCGCCATCGCGTACGAAACGCTGTAAGGCGTGAAATACTGTGCGTTATGAAAATTTCCCAGTCCGGATATCATATAAATTCGCCCCAGGAAATCTGTTGGACTGAATTCCAGCCCCATAACAACTTCTGACAGTAAACGGGCCATGTTGTTTGCATCTTCAGCTGAATAGTGGGATACCCGCCTCATGTAAGTCCGCTTCAAAATCAGGATCCCGATGTACAGCGTTGTACAGTGAACAGGCCGCCATATGGACGAAATCACTGAATACCTGCCAGCGGCTTTCATGAGGTGCAATACCGTTAAAGATACTGACAAAACGATGTATATGCGGGTTCTCCTTTCCCCTGCGGGCAGCCCAGGGCAGCGCCACAACATTGTCATTACCATCCGGGTCATCAGGCCCGT